GGCGGCCCGGCCACGAACGGCGCCGGCGGCCCGGCCACGAACGGCGCCGGCGGCCCGGCCACGAACGGCGCCGGCGGCCCGGCCACGAACGGCGACGGCGGGGGCGGGGGCGGGGATCGTAGCGCGGCGGCGAGCGCGGCGGCGGCGACGGCGAGCGCGATCGGATCCCGTGGCATGGCATGGCTCCTGCAGGGCCGGCCGCCGATTGTGCGGCCCGGTAGCCTATTCAATCGGCCGCCAGCGCGGCCGGCTTGAATCCTTCCCCGACGGGGCGGGCTTCGGGCCGGCGGCGGCCGGATCCCCCCATCCGGCGGGGAGGCCCCCCCGTCCGAGGGGGTGGCGGGCCGGGGGGCCGCCGGGCGGGCCGGGCCGCCGGGCGGGTGATAAGGACCCGTCCGTGATAAGGACCCGTCCGTGATAAGGACCCGTCCGTGATAAGGACCCGTCCGTGATAAGGACCCGTGTGGCACAGCAGTTGCACTATTTCACTTTCGTCAACAGGAGACACGCGCAAATGAAAAACACGACTGCTTACTGGAGCGATTCGCTCGGATCGTGGGTGCGGCTGGAGCGATGCGAGGACGGCGAGTATTGCCACACCAGCGGGTACGAAACCAGAGAGCAGGCGCTTGGGCAAACGCTCTACGAAGCCCCGGCCATGCCGTCGTTCCTGGCACACGACTTGCACTAATCACAAACAGGAGGCCCCGTCATGACAAAGCGAACGATTGAAGTTGAAGACGTTCTGCCCTATTGCGTCCAAACGGCGCTGGAGGAAGTGAACAACCTTCTCCGCGACTACATCAAAGACAACGAGCCGGATTCTGTGCCGTGCCTGTCAAACGATTTGGATTATGACGGCTCGGTGCATGGGATCGTCGATGGTTCCGTTCCTATATGGGACAGCCAGATAGAGGCCGCTTGGTTTCTGCATGGGCGCGCGCTGCAAGAAGCCTATGAGAACGCTGGCGTGGGAGAAAATCCCCGCGAGAACAACGGCATGGCGGCCATCTATTACTACATCTACGAGAAGGTGGCCGAGTGGTACGCGGAGAACGCCGAGCGTATTTTCGACGAACTGCGGCACGGCGATTGCACTGACAAGGAATAGACCCGAGTGACGCAAACACAAGAGGACCCGAGCGATGAAAACAGAACACACACCCGGCCCGTGGAGCAATCAAGGTCTTTGCGTTTTCGCTGGCAGCAATAGTCCTTCTGGCTGGAAGCCGGTGGCCGAAGTGGCAGGGGACGAAAACAACTGGTCTGACCCACGGCCGATCGCAAATGCGAGGCTAATCGCAGCGGCTCCGGAGTTGCTGGCGGCGCTAAAAGACGCCTCCGTGGAACTCGCGCTCTCTATCGCATGGGCCGACGAACCGCCGCCTGAAATGGTCGCTGCAGCAAAACGGGCCAGCGCCGCCATAGCAGCGGCTGAGGGGGCTGCATGACAACCATCATGGTGCCAGCATGGATCCGCAGACACGACGCGGAAGGCGTCTGGGCCATCCTCGGCAGCGAGCCGAAGGCCGACGCGAAAGAGACATTCATTCCGGCGGAACAAGTGGCGTCTGTGACCGAATCCCCGATGGAAAGGGACGGTCGTCGGTTCGGCATGATCGTATTTCGCAGCAAGGAGGTAGAGGAATGAACGGCTACACGAACGACGTTATCAAGTCGCTGTCCGGAGCAGGCCGGGCAAAGTTGCGGCGACTGTTTCTAGAACAACGCTGCGACGATCCGGCGCGGTCGCTCATGGCAAGCATCGGCGCGGCCATGATCCCGACCATGGAAAACGCGCCGCCGCTGGCGAAAGAGTTTGTGGCACGGGCAATGCTCTATGAAGTCGATTGGAAGGCCGTTGCGGAATGGCTCGCCGTTGACCCGGAGGCAAACTAACACCCATGCAAACCTTTTTGCCCTACAGCAGTTTTCAGAAGTCTGCCAAGTGCCTGGACTACCGCCGGCTCGGCAAGCAAAGGGTCGAGTGCAAGCAGATCCTGCAGGCTCTCGGCGTTCCGGTCGGGGGACCCCTACATGAAAAGCCAAGCAGTTGGCGCAGCCACCCGGCCACCCGTATGTGGCAAGGGCACGAATACTCGCTGTGCGTGTATGCCATGGAAATCTGCCGCGAGTGGCGGCAGCGTGGATACAGGGACACACTTCTCCCGCAGTTTTCGGATGCGGCGTGGAGCGTTCTGAGGAATGGCGACGACGGGCCGCCGCCGTGGCTGGGCGACGACGACTTCCATGCCTCGCACCGCAGCAACCTGCTCCGGAAACTTCCGGCGCACTACTCACAATTCGGATGGACCGAGCCGGACAGCCTTGAATATGTCTGGCCCGTTGGCACGGCAGTTGCACTGTAGTGGTTCACACCCCAAGGAGAACGACGATGGACTTTGCGAGTGAGATGAAGAAGTACCGCGATGAGCGGACCAAGAAAGCCAAGACAGCGCGGGCGCTTGTGGTTGCGGCACTTCGCCAGCGGAAGGTCGAGTCGGTCGAAGTGCGATTCGACGGGTACGGCGACAGCGGCGGGGTCGAGGGCATCACCTACACGCCGGCCGTCGATGGCAAGCAGGAAGTCTACGACACGCCGCACCAAGTCACCGACTGGTCGGAGGGCGAGCCGCGCCGCAGCGTCCGGAACTACACGCTCGACGAACTGGTTCAGGAAGTGTGCTACAGCCTGCTCGGGGCAGAGCATCCCGGTTGGGAAATCAACGAAGGGTCCTACGGCACGTTCGCCATCACCCCCAAAGACGACACCGTGGCGCTGACGTTTCACCAGCGGATCACCGACGTAGAGACTTTCGAGGAGGTGTACTGACCATGGCCCACTCGTATCACCATGCCGTCAGTTCGCAAATGAATTGGGGCGGCGACGTTGACGACTACCTGAAAATCCACGATTGGTTCGACGAGTCCAAGAGATTGATGGGTGACTTTCGCCACCGGGCGCTGCGCCATCATGCCGAGGGGATTTTCATGGCGGAAAGAATCTTCGGCCACACCATCACGAACGCGGCTGGCCGCGTCGTTCCGGTGCGGCTGATTGGCGAACAACACGTCAAGGAGGACTTGGGCTTCATCCCAACGATGCAGGATTGGTTCAAGAACATTCAGCCAGAGAGATGGATGGGCGAGCCGCCCGTGAAATTGGAACGAGAGTTGCAGTCTGTGTGAAAACCCAAAAGGAGCAAGAGACATGGCCGTTGCAAAGCAGAAGATTGTCCGACTGACGAAAAAAGAGGCCGCGGCGATCATGACGGGGCTTGACCTCGCCGTGAAGCACGCCGGGCCGCCGGAGTGCGAGAAGTTCGCCAAGGTGTTTTTCTCGGCAGTCGAAAAGTTGGATAAAGCCTTCAAACTCGGCGTATGCGATGAATGAGTACCGCGTTTCTGAGCGGGTGGTTCTTCGGCCGGGCGACAAGTTTCGCGTCAGCGGCGGGCCGTACTGGAAAACCAGCGACGGCCGAAAGATCCCGCTGGCAACGCGCGGAACCTGCACGTTCGTGAGAGCCACCCGCCACGGGGCGCGGGTCTATATCGAGGCCCGAAACAAGGACGGCGCCGTGCTGCTTCACGTTGAAGGGCGGCGAAGGAACAAGGCGGCTCCGGAAGTCGTATGCCGTCCGTACAAGATCCGGAGCAAGGTCAGGAGCAAAAAGCGATGAAGCGATACGCACCCGGAGAGCGGCCATTTTCCACGTTCGTGCGCCGGTACATGGAGGGGTATGTCTCGGGTGAGTCCGGCGCACAGATTGCCAAGCGGCTCGGCACGACCGAAGCGGCCATGCTGGTGTATGCGTCAGACCTCCGAAGGATCGGCGTCAAGGTGCCAAGGCTGAACGACCGCGTGGACGTTGCCTTCCTGAATAGAATCATCCGAAAGGCGGTGAAGTGATGGGATATGTCAAAAACGCCCTGTATGCCATACAGGAAGCCGGCTGCCTGTGGCTCGATGAAGGTGTTTTGGAAAGACTAAAGAGCGCCGGCCACGGGCCGGCCGTCAGGCGGGTCGCGGTGGACTCGTATGACGGCCCGACGGAAGTCGAGGCGCTGGACGCCGCGGACGGCCTGCGCTTGTTGAGCGTAACGGCCGGCGACGACCACGACGCGATTGCGGACGCACTGGCGGAAGTGTTGTGACCCATGGCAAGGAGAACAAGCATGAGGATTATTGACCCATTCGATTGCGACTGCCCTCGTCGCTACATAGATGTTCCAAAACTTCAGGCTTCTCTTATCGCGCGTGGCGTGTGGGCTGCAAAAGAGTCTGTTCTGGATGCGTGGTCGAGGTACTCAGAATCTCATGCCGCTGGCTGGTTGTCTCCGTATGACGACGACGGCAAGACAATCAGCGAATATGCGGTGGACAGGTTGCTTTCAGAATTAGAGGATATGGCTTCAGAGGGTGAATCATGAAACTAGCAGACGCAGACACAGTAGCCCGACTGTCAGGCGTCTCTCGCCGGACAGTCATCGCCAGGGCGGCCAGCCGCGGCGAGGTCGTGTATCTCGGCAACAAGGCTTTTCTCAAAGGGCGTGACCCGTCCGTGGAAAGCACACCCGTCCGTGGAAAGCAGTTGACCCTGCAGCAAGCCGCCACAATCATTGGATGCTCGCGATCCACGGTCCTCCGGGTGCTGGAGCGCACGGGGCTGGGCGTGAAAGTGGGCAACCGCCGCTACCTGCCGCAGTCGCAACTCAATCAGGTCAGGGACAACGTCCTTTCGGCCGGCGTCACCAGGATCCACCGTGACAAGAAAGCGATGAGCGAACGTGGAAAAAGAATGGCCGCAGCGCGTTGGGCGTAATCGCCTCACTCGCTACAACGTGGTGGAATGGCTCCGGCTCTTGGTAGAGGCCCGGGTCTTGCCGGCGGCGCATGTCTCGCAATATGCGCGGGCCATCCGCCTGCAGATCGAGAACGGTCAGGCCCCTTGGCCCAAAGAGTCCTGAGCGTGCCGGCGGCTGTGGCAGGGCTGGCAGAGCAGGCGCAGGTTGTGCATCGCGTCGGTGCCGCGCGGCTTTTCGATGATGTGGTCTACATGGGCCTCGCGGCCATGCACAAGGATCCCGCACAGTTGGCACTTGCCCTCGTCTCGGGCAATCACGGCAAGCCGTGTGCGCCGCCACGCAGCGGAGCAATAACCGCGCTCCGCGGCGGTCGGTCGGCTGGCCTGCGTCCGCGGCCGGTAGGTAGGAATTCTCTTAGGCATCCTTGTCGGTCCAGCCTTTCATGAGAACGCGATGCGAGTCTCGCGCACACCACCACTCGACGGCCAGCCGCGCAATCGCGGGGACGAGAACGCATACCAGCAGCCTGCCGACGACGCTGCCGTACTCTCTGCGGACGCGAATCGACAGCCGGGCCTGCAGAACGTCAGCCATGCGGTCGATGTCGCAGCCGCCGGGCCACTCCTCGACGGCCATATCGACCAGCCTGTACGCCAGTCGCCAGTGGGCCGACATTCTGATGCCGCCGCGCTTGACTACATACGCCTTCAGCGGGGCGTGCATGAGCCGGTCGCGCACGGTTTGGTCGTGCCGCCCTTACACACAGGGCAGACGACGAACACTTTTCCGTCGCCAACTTTGCCGAGCCCGCGACAGTTTTCGCAGACTTTGGCGGGGGCGGGTTTCTGCGCCGCCATCAGCGAGTAGCGGCCGGCGGCGGCCACGAACGGCTGCAGGTCGTCCCCCCTACGAGGCAAGACGACGCACCCCAGCGTGGCAAACACAGGGATCGCCCAAAGAATACGTTTCATACGTTGCCCACAGCGCCGAAGGTAGTGTGCTGCCGACGAGGCCAGCCGGCCACGCTCGACAGGGCGATGCACTGTGCCTTGTCGATCGTGGAAGCCAGCGCCCAGAACGAGCCGGGCGGGATCTCGATGTCCGTCCCCATGATCCGGCGACTGCCGGTATTCCAGGCGGCCCAAGTGTTGTTCCACAAGACGAGCGCCTGCCCGTATTTCTTGTGTGTCTCCGGCCGGTCGTCATAGCCGAGAAAACTTTGCGCATGTTGCCAGATGCCGACCTGACGGCTCACGCCGTCTTCGTTGCGCGTCCGCTCAAAACCCATGGAACTGCAGTTGAAAATTCCATAGCCCTGAAACAGGAAGTCACGCACCTGCTCCCGGCCCGACAGCACGGTGGCCGTGCGGGCGATGTGCTGCGAAGACTCGTCGAGCCACTTCTGGCTCGGCGCACGAGAGCCGCCTACGCCGATGCTGCGCTCGGTGTACTGAGTAAAGTCAACGCCAAACTGCGGATACGCCCTGCGGACGAGGAAGCCCTTGGTCGTGGCAACCTGCGCCGCCCGCGAGCAGATCCAGCCGTCGCCGTCGTACCCCCTCCACGCCCAAAGAGACTCCGAGGCAACGACGGAGTCCTTCACTCCAGCAGGCGGCACTTCCGGGGCGCCTTCCAGCCGGCCAGTGACTTCGTCGGGCTTGTTGCCGGCAACCTCAAGGGCCAGCGATGTCAGCAGGCAGTTCGCCGCCGCTCGCGCGACGCAGTCGCCTGTCAGTTGGGTGGGGCCGGGCCAGCAGCCGGGGAACACAGACTGCACCGCCGGGAACAGCAGGGTCAGTTTGCCTTTCCCAGCCTCGGTGAAATCCCAGTTGTATGCGACACTCCCGCCGTCCGGATCGCCGCCCTTGCGGATGATCGAATCGACGAGTTCCTCGTCGGCGCGCTTGTCGGGCCGGCAGCCGACGAGGCCGCGGGAGTAGGCAGCCAGCGGATTGAAGTCGTCACTCATCGAATCCGATCCCGATGGCCCACGACATCGCACTGCACGCGGAAAGCAGCCGGGCCTGCGCCACCGAGTCCAGCGGCTTCGGGTCGGCCCCCATCGCTGCAAGAAACGCTTGGTCGATCGCTTCCGCAAGGCCGGGGTACTTCCCGACGCTGGCTTTGTCGATCGCCAGCCGGAGCGTCCCCGAGTGGAACGTCACAAAATCGTCGCTCGTCTTGATGATCGGCTGGTCGCGGGAGAAATCACGCTTGAGGATATGCCCCATGGCTTCGTACAGACTGGCGAGATACACCCGGTCGCCGGGCAGCATCTTGGCCGCAATCGGTCGGACGGCCGCACACCACTCCGATGCCTCTTTCTCTGGCTTCGGCGCCTCCACGGCCTCGTCGTGCGGCGGCCAGTTGAGGTTCAGCGACGCGCCTTTCCATGAGAAAAACAGCAGCACGACAACCACCAGCCACCTCAGATATTGGTTCATTGGTCACTCCCGTCCACAAGCGCCAGCGTGAGAACGTCGATCGCCTTCTTCTGGTCGTCGCCGAGGCGGCTGGTCTTGATGAGCCGCAGGCGCACCTCCGACAGGGCGGCGATGGCCCGGCTGTAGCCAATGCCCGGCAGCCGGAGGTGACCGACATACGGATACGCGGCAACCACAATGGCTGCCGCTGCGGAGACGTACTGCGCCACGCTCATGCCAGCACCTTCGCAGCGGCCCACTCAAAGAACGCTTTCCCCTCGGGAGAGCGGAGGACGGCCTCAAGATGGAAGAGAGCCTCGTCGTCGAGTTCCGTACTCGACTTCCCTGCAGCCCACTGCACGGCCGACACAACGGCCAGCGCTTGGCCGTGCGGGTCCCTGGCGGCGGCCACGGCCTGCAGCCTGCCGATCAGCGGCGCCCATTCGGCGAGCAACTTCAATTTCTCGAAAATCGGCAGGTTCGCGCCGTAGATGTCAACGGGTTCTTTCGCCATCGGTCTTCACCTTTTTCTGGAGGAACTTGAGGTACTGCGGTGACGTTGTGCGTTGCTGGCTCGTCATCTTGCCCCAGTGGCTCGGCGGGGCTTCGGGGACGAGATTCATCAGCGGCGGCGAATCGTCGCCGTAATAGCCAGCCACGCGGATGTATCGCGGCGAATCACTCATGGGCGGCGTGCTGGACAACCGAGTAGGCGTCGTGAAACACGCACTCGACGATCTCCTGAACCTCGGCCTTGGACAACTTCCGGTCGAACGACCACAACTCGCCGTTGACCTCGCGGTCGTCAATCGTGAATGTCAGGCGCACTTCCTTGCCGGCCAGGACTAGACGCAGTTCGGCCGGCATGGTTGTGTGGCTCCGTCGCCATATTCATTCTAACGAATGCGCCAGCGCCGAGGCGGGACTCGCGTTCGGCCTCCGTCCAGCCAGCGCGGATCTTGGCGGCCGCCACGCGGATCCGCTCAGGGGTCGGCATATAGACCGGCGGCTCGACGCGATCTTTCATGCCGAGGGACTTGGCGTAGGCCAGCAGTTCCGGCTCCGTCATCCCCATCTCATCGCACACCTCGTCAAACGTCAGGTCGCTGAACGACCAGAGGCGGCGTAGTTTTCGCTTCCGGTTGGCCGCTTCCTTGTTGGCCTCGATCTCCTGCGCGGACTTACGCGGTGACGGCATCGGGGATTACGGCCGCATAGCGGCAGCCCGGGTTGAGGTACATCTGGTAGCCGGCGGCGCTCATGGACTTGTGCAGGGCAACGTGTTCGCAGTCGCCGCCGACGTACTCGACGCCGGGGGCCAGAAACGCACAGTTCCGGTACACGGCGAGGCCGCCGAACGCCGAATGGAACGGCACCGGCGTGCTGCCAACAGGGGGGAGCCAGAGATGAAACCAGCGGTGATCGCGCCGGTCGTCCCAGTAGTTGAGGCGGGCCGCCCAGGCGTCGTAGTGGGCAAGCCGCAACTCGCCTTCGTCGCCGATCCCGCTCCACAGCGAGATGCTCGCCATGCCGGCCGGGTTTTTTCTGGAGTCGCTGGCGTAGTGGCCCAGCCAGCCGACGCTGTTCAGCAGGCCGGCCGGCGAGAACCCGCCATGCGGGTCGGTGTCCAGCACGGCGTAGTAGTCGAAGTCCGGCGCATTGGCCTTGGCCCACAGCCGGCAGCGGTTTCGGTACTCCGCGAGGGCGACCGTGCGGTCCTCCTCAAAACTGCGAAGGTCAGGCCGGCCCAGCGAAGCCCGCTCGACCGCGACCCACGGCCTCGTCTCGGCGAATCGGACCAGTTCTTCGCCCGTGCCGTCCGTGGAGTCGTTCTCGTAGGCGTAAAACACAGCCTGCTTGAACGGGGCCACGGCCTGCTCCAGCAGCGAGAGCGTGTTGGTCAGGTGCGGCATGGCGTTGCGGGCAATCGACAGGACGCAGAGTTTGGCATCCGCTGCCATGGCGCGGCCCATGTCCACGAAGCCGTCGTACTGCTTCTGGTACGCCGGCTCAATGTTCCAGTAGTCATCGGGATTCATTGGCAAGTATCCAGAGATGCTCGGGGTGGGCGTTCGGGGCAGGGTGCCGGACGACGCGAAGCGTTTCGTATCCCAGCCGCTGGACTGCGAGGCCGACTGGGACGCGGTTGTCGTGGATCTCGATGAGCCAGCGGGTGTTTCTGAACAACTCAGGCGTGGCGCTCTGCAGAGCAAGGTGTTCGGCCCCCTCGATGTCGAGTTTCACGAAGTCGATCTCGGCGTGGCCGGTGAGCAGCCTCGCGGCGGTGAGGATCTGGTCGAGCGACAGGCACGGCCGCTTGACGACCTCCACGACAGACACATCCCGCTGGTCGCCGCCGCCGATGGGATGCTCTGGAAGCAGCGACGACTGCAGCGGGTTGTCTCGCACAAAGAAGTCAACGTCGCCACCGGAATTCCCGCAGGCCGCCTGCAGAAGCGTGGCGTTTCGCGGCAGGCACGGCCGTAGGACTGCGACGGCCCGCGGATCCGGCTCGACGGCAATAACGTGGTCGAACCTCTGCGACAGCCAGTGCGTCCAGTCGCCTACATTGGCGCCGACGTCAACAGCGACACGACGCGGACCATTCAGCAGCGGCTCGTACAGCGGCAGCAGGAAGTCTTCTTCAATCATCCAATGCTCTCCAAGAACTGCCGGGCGTCTTTTTCCGAGTACACGACGGCGCACCGGCAGCCTGCCGACGTGAGTTGCTTCATCCTCATGCACTGCACTGGACTGGCCTTGTTCCCCGGCACCTTGGCCTCCAGCCAGACCGCATGGCCGCCCTTGATGCACAGAACGTCCGGCAGACCGGCCATCTGGTATGCGTTGCCGTGGATCTTCACGGCGAACCACCCCAGCGACTTGGCCGTGGCGATCACCTTGGCGACGATGGCGCGTTCCAGCATCGTCGTAGTGTGTAGCCCGGTAGCCTCTGTGTCAACAGCAAAACGTGGCCCGGGCAGAGTATTCCGGCGGCCGCCAGCCCGGCGCTGAACTGCAGGTTCGCCGCTCGCGCTCTTCGTTCGACCAGCGCTCGCGGATCCTCGCGCACGCTTCGCGGATCTCGTCCTGCGTCGGGTCCTTGATGTTGGTGTTGCGCTTGTGCTTCCGCTCCGGCAGGCCGTACCGCTTTCGCACCTGCCAGAGGTACTTCCGCGAGACTCCCATTTCTCGGGCAAGGGCCTCGTTTGTCAGGTCTGTGTGCCAGAGTCGAAACAGTTTTGGTACGTCGATGATCATCTGATTTACTCCTAGGTCATACATCCAACAGTTCAGCCTGAATCATCCTCCGAATTTCTTCCGCCAACTCCCTCTCCTCTGGCGTCGGATCACCGTGCTTCAGCAGCGACCGGCAGTGCTGGTCGATCCCCCACAGGGCCAGCAACGCGGGGCGGCCGAGCCGGGCGGCGTCGTACTCGGCTTGGTCGTCTGGCAATGTGAACTTCAGGATGGCCTGCATTTCTCGTCCCGTTTCGTATCGTTTGTGATGTGGTTTTGTGTTTATCCGGGTCCGGATAGCGCCGGCCTCTGCCGTCTCGCGGCCGCGTGGCGTGGGTTTCGCGCCGCGTTATCCGGCGAGGGCTGCGCTATACGGGTCTGGATAATGACAAGTTAGGTGCATTAGTCGAACCCGCCAGAGCATCCAGAGTCATACGAACCAGAGTCGTAACTGCTGCTGCCAGAGTCATACGCACTGCCAGCGTTGCAGCCGCCGTCGCTTTGCTGCCAGCCTGAATCGCTTGCTGGCATGGCCTCTGGAGTCGCCCTGTCGATCTCAGATGTGTTCATGGCGTCACCGATGAGTCCACCGGCAATGTTGCCGCCAATAACGCCGCCGACGATCCCGTCATTCATGGCGTAGCCAAGCGCAATCGAAGTTGCCAGCCCGTCGTCTGTCGATGTCGGCTGTTGAACCATCCGCACCGGCTGCGTTTTCTTTTTCTTGAACCATCCAAACATGAAAGCACCTAACCACGCGATGCAGCGGACCCGCGATGCCGCTGTCTGGTTGTAGTTTCGTCAGCGGTCGCGGGCCGCTGATCGCTGGCGTTCTCACTTTGTCCGCTCGTAAAGCCCGCGAAGGGCTCGGTAGTCGTTCAGCGCCAGATCACTGTCGTCAATCACCGTGTCGTCAATCAGCATCGCGGCGCGTCCGACTGCCGTCCGCTCCTCGTCGGTGAGCGTGGGCTGAAAAATCCTCGCAATCCTCCGCGCCGCAAGCCTCGCCCTGTCTTCGGCGTAACTGTTGCCGCCCTGCCACTTCTTTGTGGTGCCCTCGCGATACCACCGCATGGCGCAGTGGACGATTTCGGCAACCCGCTCCAGTTGGGATTCCGCGTGAGAACCAGCGGATGCAGGAGGCATCGCCTTGTGGTCCTGCGGTGTAGTTGAATCACTCATGCGATGCTCCTGATCCTGCGTGTTCTCACTTGTCCTGTTTGCCCAACTTGGCGGCAAACAAAATCTCTGCCCGCCGCTCTTCCGCCGTCTTGCCCGGTTGTGCGGCTTGCCATTCGCCACACGTTTCAGCCCACGCTTGCTCAATGATTGGCTGCGAATAGTGGCTCACCCTGTCGCCGTATTGGTCAACAATGTCGCCAGCGTAAGCCGGCGGATGCGCCTTGCACAGCGAGTCAAAGTCGTCATAGAAGGTGCAGTGCAGGCACCGCTTTGTTGGGTCTAGCACACCATTTCCCCTTGCTCATGTGAGAACCACGCGATGCAGCGGACGAGCCGCTGATCGCTGGCGTTCTCAGACCATTCGTTTCATCAGCCCGCGTGCCACAGCGACCGCCGCCATGTCATCGTCGGCGTGGCATCCGTTCTCCTTGCGGTCGATATCGGAATACTCCGTCACGGCCTCGCACAGCCGTTCAATCGCCTCCCGCTCCTCGTCGGTGAGCGTGGGCTGCGGCTCGCGGTAGAGCGGGACAAGTTCTCCAAGCCCGTGCGTGGCCGCACGGTTGGCATCAAGCAAGTTCAGGTAAACCGACCAGCATTCGCTTTGCGTCACCGCCCACGCCACCGGCTGAGAACCAGCGGATGCAGGAGACGGCTCGGCACCGTCCTGCGTGTTGTCAGTGTTCATTGTTCGCCGCTCCTGATCCTTCACGTTATGCGTCTCGCGTCGGCCACCGTCCACCGGAATACAAAAACAGAAAACGCTCGTCGGCGGCGCATGCCACCTTGTAGATCGAGTTAGTGCATGGCGCACCAGATGCGTCAGTGCCTTGAACAACAACAACGGCGTCGTCCGGTTCGCCGTCAAGCAACTTCCTGAGTTGCCCGACCGTAATCCTGTATTCGCCACCATCTGCTTTCATTTCATTCGTCCTTTTCCGGGCGTTGGCATAACCAAGCGATGCAGCGGACGAGCCGCTGATCGCTGGCGTTAGCGGACGTGCGATGCAATCCACTGATCCATGTCTGGCTGGTGATCCTTGAGAGCCAAGCCAAATCTGCCAGCGTCAGTGATGTACGGCCGGTCTGAATCTGGCTCGTACCCCAGCAGCGTCAACCCACGCCTGGACATTTCGCGAGGCTCTCCAGTATTTCGGCAACCGACACGCATCCCGACTTCAATCGTCCGTCCGATCTCGTCTCGTATTACCATCTGATTCTCCATTTCCTCGCTAACCACGCGATGCAGCGGACGAGCCGCTGATCGCTGGCGTTCTGTGGCTACTTGCTCGTCTCGGGCGGTGCCGGGAGCGGCATCCAGTGAGAACACGGCCCCCAGTCGTCTACGTCGCCCCACACCGGACGCATCGCTGGCTGTCCCATGTCATTTCTCGCGCCATCCCACCGCCCAGACTCAATATCCGTAAAGCCTTCGTTCGGCCCCAGATCGCAGGTGTATAAGACCGTCTCGTCATGTGGCGGCAATCGCTGCGTCACTGGAATCCATCGGCCGTATCCGGTGATGCCCATGTTGTGGATAGCGATGTGGTTCGCCGCGATGTGCAGCCAGTCCCGAATCGCCTGATCGCTGTAGCAGGCAGCAGCCGCGACGGCGTGAAGTTTGACCGCCAGCGTCCGCGAGTCGATGGCCGTCTCGTTCGCCACAGAACCAGCGGATGCAAGAGACGGCTCGTTGGTGTCGTTCGGTGTAGTCATGTTTGCTCCTCGCCGCTCATGATCCTTCGCGTTCTCACTTCGTCCGTTCCAGCAGCCCGCGAAGCGCGGCGCGACAGTCCGCATGCAGGCTTCGGTAGCCAGCAGCCCACTCAATGATCGTCCGCTCGGCAGAGGTAAGCCGCAACCGCTCAATCTCGTCGGCCGCCTCGTCCAGCAAGGCCAACGGTTCACCTTCCTGCTCTGCCCGTAGTGATCTCTCTCGCAGTTCTTTCGCTATGTCGCTCATGTCATTCTCCATGCCCGTGAGAACCAAGCGATGCAGCGGACGAGCCGCTGATCGCCAGCGTTCTCAGAACAGTCGCTTCGCCAAGCCGCGCAACACTTCGGCGTGTGCGGCGACCTCTGGAGTGTCTTCCTCATCCCACTCGTCGGCCTCTCTGGCAGCCCATGCAATCGCAAGTTGCTCCTCGTCGGTGAGCGCGGGCGAGCGGTAGAGCGGAAACGGCCGCACCGCATCACCACCAGCGGCAGCAATGCTCCACACAAGTTTTTCCGTGTGTCCAAACAGCACCGTAGGTGCGGCACCGAACTTGCCGGGAATGTCTGCCGCCCACGCAAACGGCTGAGAACCACGCGATGCAGCGGACATCTCATCTACCTCTTTCGTCATGGTCGTCTCCTGTGTTCGATGCCGCTGATCGCTGGCGTTCTCGCTACCCACCCGCAACGATCCTCTCGCAATGCTTGCATCGCTGGACTCCCTTTGCGAGCAGGCGAGCGGCGTACTTTGTCTTTGGTTTCTCGTAGCACCATGCGCCGCAAACAGCACGGCCGGCGTTGTCGGTGCCGCCAGTGTCAGCAATCTTGATGCAGTGCAGGCGGGTCGCGTACCAGCCCGCGAACCACGCGAAAGCACCGTCTGCGGCAGGCAGTTTCTCATGTAGCAGTTTTGGCGATTCGGCAACAGGTTTTTCGGTCATGTCGTCTCCAGTAACATTGTGCCACTCAGCGAGAACCAAGCGATGCAGCGGACGAGCCGCTGATCGCTGGCGTTATGCCAATCCCTTGAAGTCCTCTCGCGGACAGAACCAATCGTCCTTGACGATGTGGCCGATTGCCTCCACGCCGCCGTGGTCTCCACGAACCCGGATCGTCTTACCGACCAACTTCCCCCACTCGGCAACGTCCGCGATCTCCAACACCCGCCAGATGAAATGCCCAGCCGGGCCAGTGAGCGAGTGGTGACGGCAAGACTTCGGAAGGTACAGGCCGTATCCGCCGAAACCCTGGCTTGTGCCGCCGTAGTCCAGTTCGATCCATGCGGTCAAAACACCGTGATCCTCAGTCGTGAGTTTTGCACCGCGAATGATCGCGTTTTTCACTTCATTCATCTGCTTCTCCTTTGTGAATCAACCCGGCATAACCAAGCGATGCAGCGGACGAGCCGCTGATCGCTGGCGTTCTGTGGCTACTTGTCGGCTTGTGGCGGGGCCGGGAGCGGCATCCAGTGGGTGACCTCCCACGTTGCCACTCTCCAGTTCCACTCCCATCTCGGCCTGCGGCCCTTCTCGGTCTTGGCGTTCCTGTTTTCCGTGTACCTCATGGCCGTTACGAGCCCTGTGCTGCACGCGACAATGCACTCAACGCTTCCGTGGGGCGATCTCTCAACGTCCGGCGGCCGCTCCGTCACCGGAATCCAACCGTCAAGGTTCGCTTGACCGTTCGCCACAGAACCAAGCATTGGAGCAGACCCGGCATCGCCCTGTGTCATGTCAACGTCCTTTCTCGGGCTGCTCAATGCAGCCGTTCTCACTTCTTCCGTTTGGCTCTCCGCGCGAACACCGGCACAACCGTTGCCCCGATGACGCGACGCCAACCAGCCACCAACACGCGGTTCTTTGACCGCCGCAAAACCTCACCAGAGCAGTTCTCTACCAACTTCCAGGACACAGGCATTTCGCTATTCGCGCTTCCGCACTTCGGACACGGCATCTCACTACTCCTTTGCTTCTGAGAACCACGCGATGCAGCAGACGAGCCGCTGATCGCTGGCGTTCTCACAGCGTCTCAACCCACTCCGCCGCCTCTGCATCGAAGTGCTTGCGCCAAAACTTCGCCTCGTCCTCCCAGCCGGAGCCCGTGCGCTCCTTGTCTATCGTCATCGCTTTGCCTCGCCAATACCGAGCATCGCCGTACGACAACAGCGAGACGAGAGCAAGCAGCAACGTCATGCCTTGCCAGAACATCTCTTCCACGCCATCCTCCTTTGTTTCCAGTGTGATAACCACGCGATGCTGCGGACGAGCCGCAGATCGCAAGCGTTCTCAGCCTAGCCGTTCCCGCAATCTCCACAGCACCAGCGTCGCTTCCCTCTCCGCATCGCTCTGCGTCAGAAACCGCTCGGCTCGCGTCATGGCGCAGTTGCGGACGACCGCGATGGCGTGCCTCTCCTCGTCGGTGAGCGTGAGCATCCTCCTCCGCTCGTCCAGCCGCGCACGCAGCCCAGCGATTTCGGTGATCGCGTCACGCAGCACAACATCGGCGTCATCAATGTCAGAGGTTTCCATCCATCGCATCAGCCGCGCCAGAACGTCGCTCATTTCATCCTCCAGTGAGAACCAGCGGATGCAAGAGACGGCTCGGGTGTGTCTCGCGTGCTGTCGTTGTCCATGTCTCGCCGCTCCTGATCCTTGGCGTTCTCGTACTGTCACTTGTTGCCCGCTAGCGCGACCATTGCGTAGACAGCGCCGCCGACTACCGCCATCGCCACCATGCACGCCAAGCCGCCAGACCCAGTCGCCGTCTTTGCTCCGAGATAGCACAGCAGCCAGCCAAACGGAACCGTCAGCAGCCAGAAAAACATGAACTGGATGCCCATGCTTGGGTCTTTGCTCGCGCCAAACAATCGGCCGACCACCTCCCACGCACCCCACTGCTTCGGCAGCACCGGCCAGATCACGCACAACAGGCCAGCGATGTTCGCCGCAAGACCGGCAACAAGACGCGGCCAAGCGGACATCTCATTCACCTCGCTCATGCGTCAGTCTCCTGTGTTCGATGCCGATGATCGCTGGCGGTCTCACTTCGTCCGCTCCAGCAATCCTCGCAGCGTGCGTTCCTCGTCCCGGTGCCACTTAGCCCAGTCAGCATCTCCGCGAGCATCGGCCTCCGACGCATTGTGCCACGCCCGGTTTGCCTGACAGGTGATGTACTGCCGCTCCGCGTCGGTAAGCGTGAACGGCGTCAGCGAGCAATGCAGCGTCGTCCGGCCGACGACGTAGGGGCAGGTCTGCGGCGAGCGGTAGAGCGGGATGATCTCGTAGTTGCCCCGAGCCGCCTCGCGAGGGTAATCCATATGAACGAGCGGCTCGTCGCAGTGGGTGTAGTAGACAGCGTAGGCGAACGGCCTGTCGCTCTCGCAGATCATGGGTGTTCGTTCAGACTCAGTCATTTTTCCTCCTCCTGAAGAAACACAGACCGCCCGTCGTCGTCGCTGCCAATGTTCGCCGCCCACGCCGCGGCGACGCCGGCGGCAAAGCACGCCGCCAGCAGCCACAGCAGCCTTTCGCCCCTGCCTATCCGCTTCATGCGCTTGCGATACTCCTGCTCGCTAATCAATGGCCTCCTCGTCGATGAGATGCAGGATCTCGTCAGCCAGCGGCTCGCCTTCGTACCGACGGCACTCGTTCTGGATCTTCTCCAGCAGAAACAACAGCGTCTCGCCTGCGAGAGCGGCCTCAAACTGCTCGTACTGGTCGGGCAGCGTAAAAGTCAGAGTGGCTCGCATTCCTTTGCCTTTCTGTTGACGTACCGAACCAATTCACTCTCAAACGACGCCAGTGCGTCCTCAAGCATATGGCCCGAAAATACGAGGCCGGACGCCTTCTGGTCTGCGGATACCGCAGCCGTGGCGAGCCGAAACGCCGCCCGCAGGGCGGAAATCGCAGACTGAATCTCGCTCAAGCGCGTATCCATGTCGTGTCCTTCCTGAACAGGGTTGGCATCAAGCCGGCCGACCGGGCCACCAGCATCATCGCCGGCGCGAATACGGCCACCGCGCCGTCGGTGTCGTGCAAGAAGTCGGCGCAGAGCGCCTTTGCCGCGAGTGAGGCGATGCCACGCATCCTGTAGCCATCGGAAACGAACGCCTCCAGCGTGTTCCAGACCACGCCGTCCGCGTCTCGCCACTCCTCCGACCTGCACCACCCGACGATCTCCCCCATGTCGCGGACCACCGCAATCCGCCCCTTGTGGGAGCGGGCCGCGAGGGCCACGTTGAAGTCGCTGCCGGGGTGCGTCAGTTTTCTTCTGATCCATGAGAGGTCGTGCCTGTCGAGGTGATGCAGGTCGGAGGAAGTGACATTCATTGGCTCACCAGTAGCGAATGACCGCGTAGAATCCGCGGCGGCCGCGAGCGACGCCGATCTCGCGCGGCGTCAACTGCCCGTGAAAGCAGCAGCGCTTGATGGCGTCGTCGGCCGAAGCCGTGGAGAAGCCGATCCCCTCGCGGCAGCGCCCATGCCGGCCGCGATGGCCGAACCGGCCGGTGCGGGCCATCTCTTCAGCCTCGACCTGTGCCGGCACGATCGTCTGAGCCTGGGCGGCTTCGCAGAAACACAGGGCAGCGAGCAAGACAAACCACCTCATAGGGTCCCTCCATATCAAGGTGTCAAACAAACAACGGAGCCTTGGCCTTTGCCTTGGCAATCCGCTCATCGGCCAACCTGACGTAGTCAGGGTTCAGTTCGATTCCGACGCCGCAGCGACCGAGTTCAGTTGCAACTGCAAGTGTCGTGCCAGAACCGGCGAACGGGTCGAGAACAACGCACGGCGTGATCCCAGCATCGCACTTGCAGGTGGGCGCCCAGCCGAGCGTTTCGACAGACACGCCGGCAACGCTGTTGGCGCAAGAGTTGCCGGTGCCGGCTTCGCCAGTCCGTTTCGTGTAGTCGTTGGGTCGCTCGCGGGTCAGTTTTGTCCGCTTCGTGACACGCTCATGCTGCGCTCCGCACTTAAGGCAGCAGCCGTGTTCGCTCGTCCCTGCCTTGATGCACGGCTCGACGAGGTCCGGCGGCATCGTGGCAAAGTGGGCGCCACGATACGGCTTCGCCGTGATCTTCCAGACTGAGCGCCTGTTGCGTGTTTTTCCGTCGCACCATACGCGGTCTGGCTGCGCGAACTGGTGATTGAAGCCCTCTGCGCCGCGAGCCATTGGGCCAACCGACATGGCTTGCTTGTTCGGTCGTCTGTACCCAGTCTGGACTCGCCCTTCATGCGCGGCCTTCTCGCTCACCGCATCTGCGTCATAGAAATACTTGTCGCTCTTGGTGAGCAGGAAAACGTATTCGTGCGCCTTGGTGCATCTGTCACGCACGCTCTCGGGCATCGGATTGGGCTTGTGCCAGATGATGTCCTGCCGCAGCCACCAGCCGTCAGCCTGCAAGGCGAAGGCGACCCGCCACGGGATGCCGACGAGGTCTTTGACTTTCAGGCCGTCGATCTTGCTCGCAATCCCGCTCTTGCGGCTCTCGGGAGGCATCGAGCCATTTCCAACAGCGTTTACCCTGCGGCACTCCCACCCACCGGCGTAGTACGAATCGCCCAAGTTCACCCAGCAAGTCCCATCATCCCGCAGCACCCTCCGCACCTCGCGGAACACTTCCACCATGCGAGCGACGTAGGCTTCCGGCGTCGCCTCCAGGCCGATCTGCCCGTCGTGGCCGTAGTCACGCAAGCCCCAGTAGGGCGGCGAAGTCACGCAGCAGTGGACGCTGGCGTCGGGCAGCGTGCGCAGAACGTCGAGGCAGTCCCCTTGGATGACAGTCATTTCGTCGTCACCTCGGGCCTGGACGGTTTGGTGATCCCCATCTTGTGCTTCTTGTGCATGATGGCCGAAAGGCTCCGGCCCAGCGTGGTCGCAATATGTTTCTCGGGAGCCTCTGAGGCGACCAGATCGCGGAGCGTCTGCTCCTCCTCGTCGGTCCACCTTGCCCTGCCTCTGGCGGCGGCCGCCCTGTACTCGGCCCGCAGCACCTGCCGGGCCTCGTAGGATCTCGACCCCTTGGCCCGCTTGGCGCGGAGCATGGCCCGGCCTTTATCGGAGGCGAGATACCGCATCCGCGCTTCCTTTGCGGCAGTGGACTTGTTCCAGCGAAGCATCGCCTCTCTGGCCGGAGAGCCGTCCACGCTCCGCTGCTGTTTTTGCCTTTCGACTCTCGGGTCCATCAGTCGTCAAACCAAGTCGTGTAGGGTATGAGCGATAGGTAGAACGCAGCGCCAACGAACGCCAGCAACGCCGCGAGATTCAGCCACTTGTGAGACATGAGAGTTGCCTCGCCAGTGACTCGCACTCGCCCATGACATACGCCTCGTCGCGCAGTTCGCCGCCGAGGTCCGGAATGGCCGGAATGAAGTCGCCAGCATGACAAGCGTCGAACCCAAGCCACCAGCCGTCCTGTTCTTCGCCCCGTGGCAAGCGGCTGTCGGAGTACGTCAGCCCACCGTGAACGCTGCAATCAACGCTGTCATAGTGCTTCCCGAACGACGGATGCGATGCGTCGAGAATCCTGACGTAGCCGTTCAGGTTGCCCAGCGGCCCGACGACGATGGCACACTCAAACCCATGCGACTGAAATCGCTTCATTTCTTGGCTCCCACAAGTTCTTCGCGGTAGATGCCAACGTCCTTCGGTGCCGTGACGCCGATGCGAACGGCGCCATTCGGCAGCACCTTGACGATGGTGAACTCAATTCCATTTTCTGGAATGAGAATTTTCTCGCCAACTTTCCGTGTCACGACAAGCATGGCTGACTCCGTTCAGCGTTGTGGTGCCGAGTAGCCTACAGAGGAGGCCCACGCCTTGCAAGCCTCTTTCACCACGCCGCTCTTGTGCTTCTCCGCGCACCACCGGATGTATGCAATCCCTTGAGGTGTTTCTGACACTTGTGCAATTGTCATGCCAGAGTGGCGGCCGTCGAAAAAAACGAACTCATGCTCCGCGCTCTCGGTCTTGAGCGCCGGCACGCGCAGTTTCAGGCCGCACATGCAGCACTCCAGCAGCCACTCGCCGCGAAAGTCGTCGATGATGTCAAAATGGGTAGACTCGCAGTCGCAGGTGTAGTCGCCGGCGGACCGGCCGATGATCTCCTGCGGACGGAGGTAGGCCGGACCTTCTTCGGCCGGAACCTCGGTCTTCTCGGCCGCCTTGGCCCGGCCGGCCTTTTTCTTCTTCTGATCCGGCACTTCGTCCGGCGAAATGTCGAAAAGCAGGCTCATAGTTTGAGGTTCATCCTGTAGTCCACCGGCTCCGAGGCGACGATCAGTTCGTGACGCGCCCGAGTTACGCCGACGTATTCGATCCGGCGCTCCTCGTCGAACTGCTCCTTGTCAGACCGCTGGCCCTCGTCGATCCGGCGAGTGGTCGTGGTCGAAAGCACCACAACGTCGGCCTCCATGCCCTTTGCTGCATGAATCGTGCCAAGCCTAATCTGTGGCCGAGTAGCCAAATCGGCGCCCCATTTGACCGCCGAATTGCGCCACTTCTCGCCGCCGGCCACAAGGTCGCCCCAAGTCCCGGCTTTTATCCGGTCCACCATGCTCTGCGTCATGCCGGTGTCTTCAAGGTCGGCCGGGAAGACAACGTCCCAACGGCGCAGGGTCATCTCGTTCTGCCAGAGCGTCTTCGTCCCGCGATCCAGCAGCGGCCCGTCCTTGCCGCGCGATGGCAACTCGGCGATGGCACAGGCGAAGTCGTCGCCGGCCACCGGCTCGCCATGCTCCAGATCCCAGAGGGCCTTGATGCCGCGCAGGGCCACGGTGTTGTCTTTCGACTTGAGTTTGGAGAACGGCATTTTCCGCTTCTGCAGCACCTCGGCCCAGTCGTCCAGCGAGAAGTTGCACCGAGCCAGAATCAGCGTCGGCCGCGTCGGGTCGAGTTTGGGAATGACCGCCTGCGGGCCGCCGCCGCGGCTCACCCGGCCGTCGTGGTCGGCCGGGGCGACCTTGCGGTCGAAGTACCCTTCGTGCATCTGCCGCAGGCAGCGCTCGCCGAGGGCCAGGATCGGCGCCGGGCAGCGGTAGGACTTGGGCATGATCCGGGTCTTCTCGGCCTCCCATGAGAGGAAGTGCCTGTAGTCAGACCCGGCAAACGAGAACAGCGACTGGAACGGGTCGCCGGCGGCGTAGACCCACAGCACTTCAGGGCCGTTGGCGAGTCGTTTGCAGACTCTGTCCACCAACGCAGACGCGTCCTGCGCCTCGTCGAAGATCCAAGCGCGAACTCCTTTGGGCAGTTCCCCTTCAGGATCGACCTCGTACAGCCCGTCAGGATCGAAGTGGATCCCGGCGTAGCGTGCCAGAAGGTCGGTGAAGTCGGAGCGGCCCTCAAGCCGCTTGGCCTGCTCGTACCGCTGGATGAACTGCTTGCATTGGGCAAACGATGGGACTTCCTGCCCGGCCCGCGAGAGCCGCTCAATCGTCTTCTTGAGCGGCTCGATTCTGGCCCGGCTGACCTCCCAACAGTTCAGGGCAGCCGATGCCGCCCTGTCGCCAGCATACACGGCGTAGCCGCTGTCGTCATCAATGATCGTCCGAATGTCCACCTTGAGGGCGTCGGCCAGCCAGACCTGACTGGCCTTGGAGTCGTCCACCAACTGCCCCTTCACGACGGCCAGTTGCTTGTAGGCCACCCCGTGGCAGGTCTTGAACCAGCCGTCCCGAGACAGCACCTCGGCAGGGATCCCCCATGAAGCACTGGCCCGCTCGACGGCCTCCGTCCGAGCCGCCCGGGTGAAGGAGGCGAATCCGAGCGCGAAAGGGCTGCCCCCGAGGGCTTTCTTGGCACCGTCCATCACTTGCAAAAGTTCCGTAGTCTTCCCAGACCCCGCAGATCCAATCAGTTTGGCGAGTTTCATGCCGCGTTCCAGAAATAGGTTTTGGAATCCCCGATTTGTGGTAGCGCCGAAAATGCCTTGTTTTCAGGCACTTTCGACTCAAAATACCGCTTTACCGCATTACCGCGCCAAATCGGCGCTGCGTAACCTCATTTCCCTTGTATTAACTGGAGAATCGCCAAACGCGATCTGCTCTATCGCCCGGATGTACTTCCCGCTGAAGCGGATGTACCGCCGCGTGGACCCGCCGTCGCCCCTGTAGCGGCCCTCTGGGAGGCGTTTGTCCCCGGTGGCCGCCAGCAGCATCTTCTTGACCTTGAGTTTGTCGCCCTCCTCCAGACGCCTCTGGCGCCGGTCTACGTCCTCCCAGACACGCGACCAGCCAAACCACAGTTCCCATACCCCGTCCTTGTTTCGGACCCAGGCGGGCCTCCCAGAGGCGTCAGGCTCGCCGGCATCCTCCTCCTCCTCGCCCGGCTCTGGGGTCATGCACAAGACATCGAGCAGCCAGCCGGCCACGACCGCGTAGCGGAGGTGTTCCGGCGCGGCTTCCTCTTGGGTGGCCTCGTCCATGAGTTTGGCCTTGAGTCCGCGGATGGCCGGCTGGCCGGCTCGGGGACCCTTGGTTCGGGCGGCAGACCCGCACCAGATGACTCCCCACTCCTCGGGGACGGCATCCAGAATGACCGTATGGGTGGCCTCCAGCACGGCGCAGGCCACCTTGGCCGACGAGCGGTAGGTTTCGGCGTTCATCATGACATCGACCATCTTCGTCTCGCCTTTAGAGAACACAGGGATGGATAGGATGAACGTGACCGGGTCGTTGTGGACGACCTTGAGCCGCCACCGGCCGGGGAACCACTCGCCGTCCCGAAACTCAAGGCCGTTGAGCGTGAACGGGCAGTCCACTGGCTCGTCGGCCTCGGCAGGCTCGTCGATGCCGCCCGACTCGATCCGCTCCTCCAGTCGCCTCTTCAAGAACTCCGGCCCGCCGCCCTCGGCCCGCACCTTGATGGCCCAGCGGATCTGACCGCGCCAGATGTTCTCCACCTCGATGTCGGGCAGCGGTGGAACGCATTGAGTCAAATTTATTGCCTTGGACTCAATCAGCGTCTCCTGCTGCTCCCGTGGATCGTGCGGATCGAGCATCCGCACGCACTTGGAAGCGATGTACCGCACCATGGTCAGGTGCCGGGATCCGGAATCGACCTTCCGGTGAAGGATCTCGCTGGCCGGAGGCTTGGCGGCGACCTCGCGGCTTGTCGTCTTGAGTATCGCCTGCATCATTTCGGGCGGGATCTCTGCCGGCTGAACCTCGTCTGGCGAGTAGCCGTGCTTCCACCGATACCGGACGCCAGAGGCATGGACGGACGGAGGAAACACCGACTGCGCCCCCTTGCCGCCGCCGCCAATGCGGATCTCCAGCCCGCCGACCTTGATGACGGCCTGCTCCGGCAGCCGATCATCGAACCGGAAGAGCCGGTGTTCGCTGCGGTGCGAGATGTAGGTCGGCGTCTCGATCAGATGCAGGCCGAACTTCTCGGCCGTCTCTTTGCCGATCGCATCGTCCCACTCAATATCGACGATGCCCGACTCGCGCCCAAGGGCGACGCCGATGTTGACGTTCGCCGACTCGTCGAACCACTCCGCAAGCGTGTCCTCGTCAGTCGTGGCAATGACCTGCCACTTGGGATGCACAGGATGCTTGCCGGGGGTGCCGCATGCGGGGCCGTACAGGCAGGTGCAGGTCTTGCCGTCGGGCCGCAGGCCGTTGATCGGCAGGCAGCGCCAGCCGATGGCTGCATACGAAGCAGCCGCTTTGAAGAAGTCTTCCACGATCGTGCCTCCGTGCGAGAAAGAGGCGCCGCCCGGGGGCGAACCCCCAGGCGGCGCCGAGTGCCATCCGCTGCAGTGACGGGAGAATGACGCCCTGCAGCCAGATAACTTCCAGTGTTACGACGCCACCTCTGGCTGGGCGACCGGCCCACGAAGCCGTGGGTTCGGGCCGCCGGTCCAGCCAACTGGTCTACTCGTCGCTGAGGTCGTCGGACCCCACGGCCGACGCGATCGGCGGCGCGGTGAACATCGCGTTGATCGGATCCGCGTAGACCCGCCGCGCGACCTCACCCTGCTCGGGCGTGATCGTGCCGGCCAGACGCGGAACGATCTGGGAGTACGGCTGGCCGCCGCGCCCCTTCGCCTTCACCAACTTGAGGCCGATCACAGCCTCATGCGGGAACACTGGCAGCCGCCGGAGAAACGGAATGATGTTCCGCAGGCTGCCGGGACCCACCGTCACCAGAATCGGCCAAGTCTCGCCCTGACGCAGGATCGCCAGCACGCGAGCCTCCTTGCACCGCTTGCCGGAGCCTCCGCGGCTGCTGCCGTAGCCGAACTCCGGCCCGTTGGACAGGGACACCCAGTCGTACTTCCGGTCCCCGATCCGGTACTTCTCCAGCGACTCCGGCTTGATCGAAGTCCCGATGTCGTCCGACACCCGGTATCCGATCTGCAGGTCGTTGGTCACGATGACCGGCCGGGCATCGCTCGGGTCCTCCTCGGGCCACAGGACCCCACGCTTCCCGATTCCGACGAGCAGCCCGACGATCTCGTCCGTCGTCGTCATGTTGCCGTCAACGTCGATCGTCCACTGGGTCGCCCCGCCGAGGGGCGTCTTGACGCGGACGAGGTCCGTCTCCTGCATCGGCTCGCCTTCCAGATTGGCGGCGATGATCTGCATCTGCCGCGAATCCGGCGACAGTGCCGGATAATCGACCGTCTTCACTGACAAATCTGCGGTAGCCATGTGTGGCCTCCTGTAGCCTCATTCACCGAACCAGCGTCAGCCAACCGTGACATGACGCAACTTCATCTCCGTGTACTCGCCGACCAGACCGTCGAACGGCGTACCCGACGCGAACGGGGAGCCGGCTTCCCTGCCGGCCTCCTTCGCTCGCTCGACAAGCCACGACTTCAGCGTCGTGGTGGCGACCGTCGTGATCGCATCCTCGATCCCGACGGCCCGCGCTGCTTCCAGCACCGCGTCGCGCCGATCCCTCGGCACCGACAGATGGAGGGACTCCTCCACCCGCCAACTCCTCCCTGCGACCCGAACTCCGTCGAGCCGTTGCACCGTCATGTCCTCCACGGCGATCTGCTCCAAATTGGCCCGACGCTTCTTCATGTCGTCGAGTTGTGCAGATAGCGTGCCAATCTCGCGGTCGAGCCGGGTGATTTCCTCAAGCAGCCCCGAGAGCCCGTTGTGAGTCTCTGTAGCCTGTAATGATTGCATCAATGACCTCCTGTCTGCTTTCCAAAGCCTTGTAGACCGCTCCGTCCACCGTCTGGTTGCCGTCTACCGTAGCCACCAGACTGTAAAAATGCGTTTTCTTGGCCTGCCCGGGGCGGTGCAGCCGGGCGATCGCCTGCAGGTAGTCGCTCAGACTGTGACCGAGGCTGTAGAACACGCCGTAGGCCGCCCGCGTCAGGTCGATCCCGACGCCGCCGCTGGCTTGGTTCGCAATCAGCACGGTCGTCCTCCCGGCCTGCCAGTCGGCGAGTTCGTTGCGTTCTCCGTTCAGGACGCTGACAGACCTGCCAGCCTTGATGCAGGCCGCGGCGGCGGCCTCGCCGTCGGCTTTGTAGCGATGAAACACGACAAGCGGCTCTGTGTGAGCCAGACAGTCCAGAATATCAGACAGCGCGGCCGCCTTGCTCGGAGTCTCGTCGATTGTGATTGCCTGCTTGGAGCCGTCGGCATGAATACTGCCCCCGCAGACCTCAAGCAGCCGGATGAGGTGGACGAGGACATTGGCCGGCGTGACCTCGCGGCCGCCGACCGTCGCGCAGAAATCGCGATCCAGCGCACGGTACAGGGCCGCCTCCTTGTCCGACAACTCAACGTCCACCTGTTCGTGCATGATGTCAGGCAGATCCAAAACGTCTTCCGACCGTCGATGAAACGTCGTTTGTGCAATCTTCGTGCCGAACTCGTCGGTATTTCGGTAGCCGACGACCCAGCCGGGATAGCCCGGCCGCGTCACGGCATAGCGTGACCGAAACGCCGTGAATGACTGCCCGAACGTCTGGCACTCCGGCGACTCGACGGCCCTGTAGACGCCGTAGGCATCGAGCGGCGAGTGCGCCAGCAGCGTGCCGGACAGGCCGATGCGCTTGGCCGTGGGGTTCTTTTTGCCCATGCGGGCGGCCCAGCGGCTCGTCGTGCCGCTCGGAGCCTTGAGTTTGTGGCACTCGTCGTAGCAGATGGCGTCCCACTGGGTCTTTTCCAGAAGCGGGATCCGCCACGCCGACTCGTAGTTCGTGACCACGATGAGCGGCGAATTGTCGGCCATGGCGGCCTCGACGAGTTTTTCCTTCTGCTTGGAGGACCCCTTCGTGAGCAGCAGGATCCGGTACTCGGGCAGCCACAGGCCGCCCTGCTTACCCCATGCCGGAACGACGGCCTTGGGGCAGCAGATCAAGACGCGGGACAGCGATTCGGCCCGCAGAATCTCAAGCAGGACGCGGGATTTGCCGGTCCCCATCCCCATGTGCAAAAGGACGCAGAGTCGTCCGATTGCCCACGAAATCGCTTCCTGCTGATGCTGCCAGAGCATGGCGTCCTCCTTGGCCGATGGAGGATAGCGGCGCTTGGCTACCTGTCAACATAACTCCGCGGGCGGCCAATCTTCTTGCCGGCTTTCTCAAGTTTCGCGATTTCGACGGCCCGCGCCTCGCAGGATTTCCGCGAGAAGATCCAGAGCCGCGACCTGTCGGACCTGCCGGAGTGCAGGATTCTGCCGACGATGTGTCCGTTTTTCGCCAGCCGCGCCATGAACGTCCAGTAGACACCTAGTATCTTGGCGGCCTCGTAGGCCCCGATGGCGTCCTCGTAGGCGATCTTCGGCCGGCCTTTGGCGGCCAGCAGCCGGAGCATCCTCGGCCTGTCGTTGACGGCTGTCCGACCCCGCTTGCTGCCGGTGCGGTTCTCTAGGTAGTCGCGGAAGTTCTGGTTGCAGTCCGCGAGCGAATACACAAGGAAATCTCGTCCTTCGTTGGAGAACAGCGCCCTCCCCGAGATAGTTCCTGCGTCAACCATCTTCTTCGGGCGTGAGAAGTGGACTCCCATGAGTCCAGCGGCTTCCCACGCGCCGATCGCCTCGTTTTCCATGGCGGTATTGTGGGTGTTTCACCCCGTCCTTGACAATTAGAGTGGAGGCGGCAACACTCTACAGGCAGCCAAGGAGGGGTGCCAGATGAGGCGATGGAGAGTGCTGATTGATTGGGTTGAAGGGACTGTGGAGGACACAGATGAAATTGTGGTGTGCGCAAAGACTGCCGCCGGCGCAGCCTCAAAGGCTCGCGCCGTCTGGTCTGTGACCAACCGTGCCGAATGCCCGCAGATCCGGATTCAAAAAGTTTTCGTCGTGACTCCGAAACGACTTCGGAGTTTGCTGTGACCGCAAGGAGGTGGCATATGCCAGTTTGTGGGGCCACCAATGAAACTCGTCGATTTTCTGCAAGACATCTACATTCCGCTGAAGCAGATCGGGAAGCACACCGAGACGCTCTACAAAATCACCATTTCGGAGTTCGGCAAATCGCTGGGCCACGAACCGACGCTGGCCGATCTTGATGATCTCAAGGTGGCGCGGTTCCTCGCCAAACGCGTCCGCGAGCGGCAGCCAGCCACGGCGGCGAAAGACCGCAGCCAGATCCGCGCGATGTGGGAACTGGCGGCCCGCCGGCGGATGGTGGAGATGTGGCCGACGATCAGCCTCGTCAGGGTGCCTGAACGGGTTCCGGAGGCGTGGTTTGCCGACGAGGTGCGAATGATCCTTGATTCCGCAGCCAAGGAGACGACGAAGTACGGCGACATCCCTGCCGCCCTGTGGTGGCGCGCGCTGCTGCTGGTGTGCTACGACACCGGGGAAAGGGTCGGATCCATCGTATCCCTGCGGTGGCGGGACATTCGCGGCAGGACGATCCTGTATTCCGCCGAGAACAGGAAGGGCAAGCGACGGGACATTCTTCGGACAATCAGCGCCGAGACGGAGGCAGCCCTGAATGAGATCCGCAGGCAGCCAAACGATCTTGTGTTTCCGTTCCCGCGGGCGAAGTCCTACCTGTGGAAGCGCCTTGAGATCATCCTGAAGCGGGCGGGGCTGCCGGCGAACAGATCGTGCAAATTCCACAAAATCCGCAAGACGACAGCGTCTTATGCGCAGGCGGCTGGGCTGTCAGCCCAGGCCCTGCTGGATCACGCCGATCCAAAGACAACGAGGAAATACCTCGATCCGCGGATCGTGACGCCAGACACCAACGCCCCGGACATTCTGCCGAAGGTGTCGTGAGCCGATGCAGTCACGGCTCGGGGGGTTGCGGCAGCAGGGCCACCGCGTCAGCGATGGCGACGACTTCGATCTCATTGAACCGCACGGCTGTCTCTAAGGTGAAGAGCGTCACGCGGGCGGCGTGTAGACGTATCCAGCCTGCGCGATCGCATCGAACAGGGCTTGGTCCACCGCGTAGTACGCCCGCACCGCATCGGCCTCCTGCTTGGTCAGTGTCGGCTTTTCCCGCCGTGCCCGGTTGAGTTCCGGCAGAGGGGCGTCGATGCCGATGAACGCCGCCACCGCCGCAATGTCGCGAGGGAATCGGAAACAGGTTGTCGGGCCGACTGCGTACTGGTACTGGTGGAAGAAATGCGCGTCGGCACGCAGCCGATCCGGCCGCCACTTTCTGTCACGCCGTTGCATTCGCGCCACCCGCTTGGCCGCCCGCTCTCGCTGCTCGGCCCATCGCTCGGGCGTAATGTCGCTGGGCTTCGACCTCGCGAACGGCTTGTCTTCAACCAGTGAGGCAATCGCGGCATCCGCCTTTCGCGTGCTGATGCCGACTTGCTGGCAGGCTGTGATGAACCTGTCCACAGGATCACGGACGAGGAGGACCACAGGTTTGTCAGGCGTCCGACTGCCGGGACACATCCAATGGAACGGACGATCTGCCTCTGTCACGCCGGCCGGAAAGGCAGCAGTGCGAATCAGCCAGTCCAGTCGCGGATAGAACTGCCGAATGAGCGCGCGGGCCATCGCCGTTGAGCCGACCTTCGCGTTGAGGGCAACGCTGTAGTTGGGGGTGGAGTAGTAAAACATTACGGGTACACTCCGAGCGGGCCGGTGGGGGGGGTGAAGTTCGCGGTATATACTGCCGCATTTTTCACAACGCGAAAGTCATCAATGTTCCCGTCAAACGGCTCGCCTCCTTCCGCCAACGCTCCCAGTGTCACAGGTTGCCCGTTGTTAGGCTGCGAGGTGAAGGGGCCGGATGCGACCTCCGCGCCGTTGCGATACATCTTCACGGTGCCAGGGACTCCGACGATTGCGTAGTGATACCACACGCCCTCGTCCATTTCGGTCGGGTCAAATACTTCGTTTTGCCCGCCACCGCCGGCGCCACCAGAGGAGTTTGCAGAAAAGTAAAAATTCGCCGTCTCGGGATTGCTGAAACCAACAAGCCATTGCCAGTCGGTGCCCAATCGCTTCGTGGCCACAGTGGAGTAGGCATTGCCGCGTTCGTTGATGCGCAGCCACATTTCAATCGTAAACGGCTCAAGGTAATTGATGTCAAACGCCGGGCTGTCTGCGAACTCCAGAAACCCGCCTTCCGCGCGCAGTGAGCCAGCCCCGTACTTCTTTACCGACGCGTCGATGAACACATCGCCACTATATGAGGGGATCGGCGCGCCCCCCGTAGCGTCATCGAAATTGCTGTCGAACGGCAGCAGGACCGTCGTCTGCGGCGGCACGCTCCCAAACACTGTATACCCCTTCGTTGTCGCAATCGTCGGGGTGTCGGCGCCGATGCCGGGATTGCGATCAACGAACAGTCTTCCACCGCCTGCGTCCAAGTCGGCGTAGAACTGGTCTAGTGCGGTGGCCGATAGCGAGTTTTTGCTGATTGTCCCGCCTTCGTACCCGGCGGGCGTGGGCGGAACCCAACTCATTCCCGCCAGGTGCGTCCAATAGCCCGGCCAGCCAGCCGAACCAAACAGCGATACATCTTCGGCACGCACTTGCGTGAGCGCGTTGTCGCTAATGTCGAAGCCGTCGAACTGGCCCTCTGGATCGCCCATCGTATCGGACGGGAAAATCTCAAACGCCTTCCTCCCCCCCGCCGACTTGCTGAACGTGTCGCCACTCTCGTACACCGTCGTGGTGTTGTCCCACCACTTCACGGCGTAGAATCCGGTGTCGGATTCCGCAGTCCCGGTGACGTTGCCTGTGGATTTATCCGTCACGCACCACAGGCGGGTGTAGCCCGCTTCGGTGAACACCGGCGCTGAAGAACCTTTCGGCCTCAGTAGCCGTCCGCTCATGCCCATTGCGTCAGTTCCTCGTCGAGTCAGGCTTGTTGTCGTTCGCTAACCGTGGCTGGAGTGCGTACAGCAGCCGCGTCTGCTCGCCAACGGCCTGACTGATCTCGCGCTGCGTCTCGGCGATTTCTTTCAAGAATGCCTTGTGCGACTCGACCATTGGCAGGATTACATCCTGCCGGCCGACGTAGCCCAAAAAACACGCGACCAGCGTGGCGAATCCGTACTCGCGGAGCAGTTGGAAAATAGTTTCCTTGGCTGCGTCGGTCATGGTGCAGCCTCAAGTCTTGAGCATGACGATGCAGGACGCAGCAGTCGAGTTCGTCGAGGCCGCCACGAACTTCAGCGCCCCGACGCCGTAGGCGGCGTCCGGCAGGGCATACGTCCGGCTCTCAGTCAGCGACGGGACGAGCGTGATGTCGGCGGCACTGCCGTCGGCGTTGTAGAGGCGGCCGAACGAGCCGTCGGTCGTGCCGCTGCACCACAACTGGATCGACTGGGACGCCGTGACGGCAGTCCCCATGAGCAGACACCCGCCGGCAACGTCGTCCCAACGGATCGTGGTCGCAGACGCGGTCGCCGTGGACAGCGTGACGGGCAGCGACTTGAACTTACGGCGAATCTTCGGTTCCACAGGCACCTCCTTGTGCAGCCCTTATTCTACCGCGATAGAGACCCTCATTTGTGGAGTCCAGCCACCATCCGAACCATGTATTCGCCGTTTTCTCGCCGCTCCAGCCACCAGCGAATGATGATTTTGACGACCTCGGAAATGAGGGCCGATAGGATGATGGACAGGAAGATCCCCGTGCCGTATTTTCGCTCGACGGCCCCCGACAGCGACCCTACGCTGACAGCCCCAGCCTGCCACTCGGAAACGGCCAGCCGGACGATCCGCGACACGGCCGCCCGGCCGGCCATCGCCCGCCTGACCCGCGGCAGCCGCTCCCAGACATAGTCGTCGAGTTCTTCAATCGTCATCGCCTTGCCTCCGTGAGTGCCTCGTCCACCAAGCCGGCGAGCGACAACAGGCACGCGTTGTTCAGGATCTCGCGGTCGATGTACTTGTCGGGGATCCCGCGCTCGCTCTCATGGGCGGCGGCCTCGCCGGACAGGACTCCAACGCACGGCCGGACGACCCGCCACACCAGCCCGCCGCGGGCCTTGATGGCCTCGGCCTCGTTGGGGAAGCGAACGTCCGTGATGCAGATGTCGCCGGCGGCGACATCTGCCCGTTGCATTGTCGCCATAACCCAGATTTCGGGATGGATCATGTTCCGCCCCCAGTCCGTGCCGAGGGTCTGCAGCAGCCGGCGGGGCGAGCAACTGATCCAGCCGAGGGCCTTCTCCTTGCGGCTCCGGTCCTGCAACTGCTCGACCGTCAGCCCGGTGATCGCCGCCGCCGCGGCGTACAGGGGGTCGGCGAATGCCATCTCGGCGAAGCCGTGCCGCTCCGCGAGACACGCCGCCACGCTGTTTTTGCCGCTTCCGGCGGCGCCGCAGAGGCCGACAATCACAGCGACATCTCCTCACCGTCGAACCGGATCGTCACCCCCAGCGGCTCCGCGAGCCAGCGCATGCCGACCCGGGCCTCGCGCAGCATCCCCTCGGCCGTGGCGATGCTTTCCCGCCAGCGCTCGGGCGTCTTGCTCCGCGGCAGAACATGGCCGACGACTTCGCGGATCCCGGCCACGATGATCGCCCGAGCGCAGTCAACGCAGGCAAACCACGGGCAATAGAGCGTCGCCCCGGCCGTCGGCGTGCCGATCCTCGCTGCGCGGTAGATCGCACCGCGCTCTGCGTGTTCCATGTAGGCATACTTCGCCGGACGCTCCAGCCGCTCCGGAGTGCGTTCCACGCCAGCCGGGAATCCGTTCACAGCCATGCAGACGTATGCTCCAGTGACCTCTGGAACCAGCACCGCGCCGTTCCATGTATGTGGATCGTGGCTATGCGTGGCCGCCTGTGCGGCCGCCCGCAGCCACGCGGCGGCGGTGTTGTGTTGTGGGGTAGCCATCATAGCGTTTTCGCAAGTCTCCGTCACAAAAAAGTGGGTAGGCTTTCGTGACCTCGTTCCGGCCGTGGTCGATGACCACCGCCCCTTGGCAGGGGCGCTCCGGCGAAGCCTTGATGGCGACGGCATACGGGCTGTGGCCGATGACGCTCCCGTTGGAGACGTACCGGCCGCCACGCAGCCACCCCCAAGTGTGGTAGTGGCCGAAAATGGTCAGGTCGGCACGGTGATGGGCGTCCCAGCCTGCGATCGCCTTGCTGGCGGGCAGGGCCAGTCCGTAGACCCCACCAGAATACCGGATATTGTGACCATGACAGGTCCGGACCAGAAACCCGTCGAGGTCGATGTAGTTCAGGTGGCCGCCGCTGATCCGCCACTCGACGTTCTGGTTCTTCTCCTCCCGCTGGAGCATGTGGTACAGCAACTGCTCCCACGAATGGTCGAGTTCCGTCGCCACCCGGTTCTTTTCGGTACTCCGGCCGTGGTTGCCGGCGTTCGTCGCCACGACGACGCTCCCGGCCCGCTGGGCGATGGCGTCGATGATCCCCCGCAGACGCTCGCCGATCCACCGGGTCGCGTTCGGGGGCGAGAGTTGCGTCACCTCGACGCAGTCTGGGTGGATATGCCCAGTCAGAAAGTCCCCCCCGAGCCAGACCATGACGCGGTCGATGTCGCAGAGTTGCCGCTCATGATCCAGCATGACGAAGAACCGCTGCATCAGTTCGTCCAGCCGCCGCTGGCAAACGTCGAGCGAGTAGTCGTTCGTGAAATTCACCGTCGCCGGCTCGACGCGCTCCTCGCAGTGAACGTCCGACAGCATCAGCACCATCGTGGCGGCGTTTTTCTTCTGGCCGCGCCGCGGGGCAGCCTTCGGCTTCACCGGCCGGACGCCGCGCAGCGACAGGACGGCGTCGGCGCGGTCCCGCTCGCGGTCGATCTGCGAGAGCGCGGACTTGTACCGCGACTTCAGCGAGGCGATTTCTGAGCGGAGCCGGGAGATCTCGGCGTCCGTCGCCAGCCGCTGGTCGTCCTCGGCGCGGTCGTTGGCGGCGTCGGCGAGTGGTTTGCTCATTGTTTCCCCAGCCAAGTGCAGAGGACGGATTCGCCGGCCGTGGCCCAGCCGCGCGCCTTGGCCTCGGCGATCAGCGCACGGGCGTAGGCTGTTTTCTGGTGCCGGACCGGGTCGAACCGGCGTCGCGCCTCAAGGAATTCGGCCTGCGCCTCTGGGGACAGCCTGTCGAACCAACTGCTGTAGCCGGGCCGCTGATTCCGCACGGCCGCCTCAACCGAGTCGGCGAGGCTTCTTTCGGGTTTGTTCTTTGCCACGCTTTTCCGCTGCTCCTTCTTGCTTCGCAGTTCTCCGCAACACCACGTTGCCGTCGTCGTCGGGGACGGGATTCGGCCCGTCGTCGTCGTCGTACTCAACGTCGTCCATGGACGAGTGCAGGGCGGGCGTTGTGTCCTTCGGTGGCCTACGCTTTGCCATCGTGAAGCCTCCGAGCGTTCTTGATGGCCCGCCTGACCAGCATGGCACCAGCGGCGTCGAGGAACAGCAGGCTGCGTTTTGTCGCCTCCTCGCGGAGCCAGCCGACGATCAGCGGCACGTTGGCATCGCACCAGTCGCAGCCCATGCGGTCCATCGTCTCCGCTCGCTGGTGGCACTTGCACCCCGGCGTGGCACGAAACCCGAGCCGATGCAGAATCGCCATCAGTTCTGAACCGGGGCCGGAAACCTCACGCTCCACGACGATCCGCACTACGCCCTTCCCTGGCCGATCCCCGAGGAGCGTGCGAACCGCAGACGCGACGGCGTCGGCCGGCACGGTGCCGCGAAACGGGACGGAAACGGGAACGCTGCGGGAAATCACTGGTCACTCCGCGTCTGGGAACTCTGTGTCTGCGGCATAACCCCAACAGCAGGTAAACTTGAGGCTTTCCTCGTCCCCTTCTCCATAGAACTGCCAGAGCGTTCCGGCGCAAAGGGCGTCGGTGCGGAAGTTCTGGCTTTCGCAGTCCCCTTGACTCTCGTAGGGGCGGAACGACAAGGAGTTTTCAATCAGGTCGTTCGTAACGTCGGTCAGCGTCGAGGTTGCGTGGTCAAGCCGTCTGATAACGTAATCGCTAATATACGGCCCGGCACTGCCTGTTGGCGGAATGTCGTCTCGCGGGCTGCAAGGCCGGAACGTCACGCCAACGTACCACGTTTGCACCGGCGTTCCGCCGGCACTCTTCGTGATCTCAATCGTGATGCTTTTTTCGCCAGACGTTAGAGTGTTGCCAATCGTAACGTCGCCGGTGTACCTGTCGTCGCAGTTGTCACGGTCGCTGAAGGTGACTGTCTTTGCATAATTGGTTACTGGGTCAACGCCCTTGGTTCCCGCCTCAATAAAGTCATCTACCACGGCATCTCCAGTCGATGCCTTGAGTGTGATCGACCTCACCGGCGGGATGTCGTCGTTGGAAAAGATGGCCGTACCCCACGACGTAAATACTGCCGGGTACTCCTCGTCCGGCTGGTACTTCCACGGCAGCCCGCCGGCACACAAGGCGGCCACGACGGCGGGCGTCAGCGGTGAGCCTTTGCGGTAGGGCGTACTCCAGCCGAGCATGTACTTGGTGCCGTCGCTCTTCAGTAGCGTTCTGGCCGAACAATACCCTGCGTACAGTTTGGCAGCGTCCATCGGACCGCCGGCTCCATACAGTTCGGCAATTTTCTCCTCGACCTCCGCGGCATCTGCGAACGTCACTGGTTCGTGGCTGGTCAGTGGCTCCCAGAATCCATCGAAGCCAGTTGGTGGTGTCGGCAGACTGTGGGGGCAGAACATCGTCAACATGCTTTGCCGCTCTTCCGGCGTCAGCGACGACGTAGGAGTGGGCAGGAGTTCTCCCCCACCAAATCCAGTCCAGTCCCTTGTGACTGACAACACCTCGCCAAACGTCGGACTTCCGGTGTCTTCGTCAATCGTGCCTTGATACTCGGCCGCAGCACCAGCGCCACGCTTGTCGTAGATCGTGAGCGTGGCAACCTCTGGTGGCGCGCTGGCGTCCTCTCTGTAATACTGGCCGCCGTTGGTGACGGTGACGGCGCTGGCGGCGCCGATCTTGTTGTGGTACTCGGTCTGCTGGCCGTAGTTCACTGATTCGATGACACCGGCCAGCCTCCAGCCGTAAAGCCCGTCAAGCGGCACGCCCCACCCGCTTACACTAGCGATTGCGCCGCCGGAGACGGTGTATTCCAAAATGATCGGCCCGGGGAATTGTCCCTCGGCATCTGACCATTCAAGCGTGTTGCCGGTTGCCGTGGTGTCGGCGGATTTGTTGAGGACGACCGTGCCGCCCGTGCTGTAGCCGCTGCCGCCGTTGGTCACGGTAATCGCGGTCAGTTCGTAGTCGTTGTAAAGCGAGTCGTAGGCGTAGGAAAACGAGAACGTCGCCCCGGTTCCGCCTGCACCGCTGGCGTCCACAGAGAACTCTGGCTCCGTTCGTTCGTCGCTGACGACAACACTGGCAGACGTGCTGCCAGAAACCACTACGTCGCTGCTGTAACCAAGCGTCACCGGGTCGCCGGCCTTGTAGCCCGTCCCGCCGGCGGTGACTGAGATGGCGGAGATGTTCCAGGTCTTTGGTGTCTTACCAGTCTCGGCCACAGATACGCTCAGAGTCGCGCCAGTGCCGCTGCCGCCGGCCGTGGCCGTGATCGACGGCTGACTGCGTGCCGTGACTGTGGCCGCCGCCTTGGTGACTGTCGTGTCGCCGATCGCGGCCGTGATGGTCAGACTCTCTCCATCGACGTAACCGCTGCCGCCGCTGGCCGTGGCACTGGAGATTGCCCAGACCGTAGGCGAGCCGCTACTCAAGAGCGTCGGCGTGAACGTCGCCCCCGCGCCGCTGCCGCCTGAGATCGTCAGCGTCGGTGCAATGCGGCCAAGGCGGGCGTACCCAGACCCGCCGTCTGTCACGGTGATTTCAGAGATCGTGCAGTCGTCTTGCTTGGAAATCTCTGCCTTGGCCCCGCTGCCAAACGTCGCGTCAATCGTGATTGAGTCGCCGACCTTTGTCGGAATGCGGCACCAGCCGTACCACGGGTCATAGGTGTAGGGCTCGCCGGCGGCGATGATGGCGGCCACCTCAGAAGCGATGAGTGCATCCACGCACTCACTCTGTGAGTCCCAGCGGCGACTGATCTGGCAGTCTGGCAGCAACGCGACAAGCCGGTCGTAACTCTCGGACGTGGCGAACCGTTCGTAGGCGGCGAGAGAGGCACACGGAAAATCAGCCTCAAGATCGTCGTGTGCGCTGCTCGATAGTTTGCCCGACATGAACCGAGCCCAGCGTGCGGTTGGCGTCGCCGCCGTGTCGCCAGAAATCGTGCCGTCGCATTCGCAGCAAATGCAACTCTGGCAAGCGCACTTGTCGCAGCACTTGCCGCACGGCATTAGCACCATCACTCGCACTCCGCGGAAATGAGATACCAGGCCGTGCCTTCGGCGTGAATTGCGCAGTGAGCCGTTGACGCCGGGGCCGAAAGGTTCGCGAACAGGTTCGTCGCTACGACCGTCCCGCCGCCGCCGTGCTTGAACGTGATCGTCTTGTCTTGGTTCTTCGACCAGGCGCCGGTGAACGTGCAGATGCGGAACGTGACGGGGTTCGTGATGTCCTCAAACCGACCAGTTACACTGAGCAACTGGCCCTTTTCGGGCGTGTTTTCTACCTTGTTAACGACCCGAATGAGGGCGTTTGTCAGGTTGTCGCCTAGGCGGTTGCCTTTAGTCATCAGATGATGTCCCGAATGCGGACGCCGAGGTTCTGGAAGTTGCGGCCGAAGTCCATCACTTCGTGAGTCATGTACTTCTTCGTCAGCACCTTCGGATCTGCGACGTTGACATCGCGAGGAGTGCCATTGGAGTTTAGCGCCACAGGTGCGCCGGATGGGCGCTGGAGCCACCCTCCGTTCGGCGAAGAAATTTTGACGCTCGCTCTGACTTTAGCGCCAGCGGCAGTGGCAAGTTCCAGCGGCTGCACGACTACGTTGAGGTTGTGCTTCAGTGACAGCGCGCCGTCGTCTACCGCATTGTTTCCTACAGTTCCAAGACCGTCGTTTTTGCAGTTCCAGCCCTCAAGAATCTGTTCGTGAATCCAGCCGCCGACTTTTTCAACCCGCTTTAAAAGCCCCGGGACGAAAGGGTTATCGTTTGGCTCGTCAGCGAATACTGTCGTTGGCTTGACGGCGAACTCAAATGTCCGAGTAAAGCCCCTATAGGTGAGGTCGCCAAACTTCTCAACAACCGGCCTTACGTTGATGCTTCGCAGCATGCAGTTGTATCTATAAATAGTCCATCCAAGGAAACTGAACTCAGACTCGTTTACGACGCCAGATCGCTCTAGCCCAGTCATCGGGGCGTTGTCGAACTGCTCAATAGTGATTGTTATGAGCGGAACAGTCTTTGTTACTCCTTCGTACCTGTCTCCAACTGGGTTGATTGGATCGGCCTCCGCGCCAAGCGGAACGGTAACTGGCGCCCCAAATCCGCCTTGGACGATTACGTCGATTTCTCTCCACTTCGTCGCAGGCACTTCGATTAGCGTCGAAGAAATCGAAAACTTCGCCGGCCGAATGTCCGGCGGCTCTGGTTGCGTCCCCTCCGGTCCGTCGATCGTCTTGTATGTCGCCGTGATCTCGCGAGCGACCCGCGAGTCGCCGCTGGCCCGCTCGCTGATGGACGAGCAGGTCATCGTGATGTCGCCGGGGTACAGGTCGCCGACCCTGACCCCGATGGCGCCCTCGACCGAGTATGCCTCGCCAGGGGCGTTCAGAATGACACGCCACGCGCGGACCCGCGTCCCCGACGCCTGCCCCTGCTGGACGGTCAGTTCGTTCGACTGGCCCGACGTTACTTCGCTGATGAGTTTCGGCACGACTCAGCCCTCAAGGATGTCCACGCGGAGCCGCGAGCCAGCGTTCCCGATGTCTT